ATACTATTTACCCTAGTAACTTTCCCAATGTTTTTGGACCAACAATCCCATCAGCAACTAATCCATTTGAACTTTGCCAATGTTTAACAATCTTAGCAGTACCTGGACCAAAGATACCATCAGCAGGAGAAATATCAAGTTTTTCTTGTACTTCTGCTACTAGTGGACCACGTGATCCTTGCCTAATTGTTTGATTGTAGTCTGTTTCTGGTTCTTCAAAATCTCCACCTAGTACATCCATTGCATGTAAGTAGTGTTTCTTACGATCATCTAAACCAATAGTTCCACCATTGATGCGTTTTGTTGCACCTAAAATGTCCATTGCATCACAATACTTGTTAAGTCCGTTTGTATCCCAGAACCAACATGCCGAGTCTAACGCACCTTTCTTTGTGCGTACATAGTCTACTGCTTCTTCTGTTGACATTTCCATTTCTTTTGCAAATTTTGTGTAGTTGTATCTACCGGTAAGTTGAAGAATGCCGCCACCACGGAATGTCCACCCGTCACCGGAATCTGTATCACCGTTGTCCATTCTGTTTGCGTAAATGACGTTAGCAATTTTTTCAGGTTGTCTATGATATTCGTTAGCATCTCTACCTGCCCTTCTAAAATATTTAGGAAATATAGTGTTAAGTGCTTTGGCGCTATAATTTAAGTTTTCACTTAATACTCTAAAGCCGCCGGACTCGTGTCCACACTGTGCAATAAACATTGCTACACGCTCTGCTGTATTCACCTCCCATAAAGGAAGTATTTCTAGCATTGCTTCGTACCAATCTCTCCAATCATCCCTATGGATTAGTTCTTCTGCCATCCAAGGTTCGAAATCAAATTTAAAATGTTCTTTAGCCATTTTGTGTATCCTTTTGTTGACATGCTTCACACCGACAGTGTTCGCATACTTTAATATTTATAATTTTATTATCGCCATCTTTTTCGTCTCTTGACAATGACGAACCGCAATGTGAATGGCTTCCACAGTTTTGACAGTAGTTGCTCACACAATCCTTTCTACAACTAATGTTTTGTGTTCATTAGTTATATGAATATCTTTTCCATACTTAGAAATATTATAATCACCAAGATATTTTGTAAGATAAAGAATTTCTGCAAATCCATTTACGTCAAATGTTTCTGTAATTTTATTATCAATTTCCTGTTCATCGCCAAAGTCTTTGTAATTAAAATACAATGGATCTGCAAATGCTTTTTTTATTATTATTTTGTTTTCTACCATATCGATTGATTCAGCATAACTTTTATTGAAAAAATATTTGTAATTTTCTAGTGTAGTTTCTTCTTTTTTAATACCATAATCATTTGGATGCACAGGAACACTTGCTTGTATATTTTCCATTGTAGCATCTTGACTCTTAAAGTTTTTGTAATATCTAAATTTTAGTTGATCTAATCCTGATATCTTTTTTATGCCGTCAAGTATTTCATATATTTGTTCAGGTGTATTTCTGTTACGTTCCATTTCAACAAAAACTTTGTAAGTTCCATCACTCTGTTCTCCAGGTGTTACATCAGCATCTAATATAAAATTATAACCACCTTCTAAAAACTTAACTAAATCATCTGCGGGTGCTTTTTCTCTCATACTAAAACTTAAGGTGACAATATCTTTGTCATCACCCATTTTAGATTGAAAACTATCTATTTCGAATATATCATAAATTGTGTGTTTAAGATCTTCTTGACGTAAGCCCATTAAATTGCTCCTTCACCTTCTGGTGCTGGTGCTTCTCCTGCTGGTGGTGGTGGCGGAGGTGCAGCTCCTGCAAGTGCATCTGCTGGTTGTCCTTCAGCAGTACCTACAGTTTCTTGTGCAGGTTCTGAAACAAGATCATTTTTCTCTCTATAACTACCAAAGATATCTGCAATTAATTTTTTTGGCATCGTTATTTCAACTATCCAAATAGGATCTTTATCAAGTTTACCTTTTTTCGTGCCCGGACGAATATCATCAGGTTTACGTATTTTGCGTGGTTTTATTATGTAGGTTTTTTGATAAGAAACTTTACAGTCATAATCAAGTAGTCTCTTGCCTCCCATAGGGTCTGGCATCTTGTGTCTAGGCCAGAAAAATTTACAAGTTATCCAATGTCTTTCTATATTAGGACCTTCGGCTAACTCTCCATCCTCCCAATTTTCATAAACATATATATCTAGTTCATCTAAGACTCTTTCAAAGTCTTTGAGGATCTGAAATCCAGTGTTACTTTCGTATATACCTTCAACGTTTTTGATTATGTCATAAATGTCTTGCATGCGGTTATCCAAATCTGTTATACTTATTTATCGCTTATTCTAATTAACAAAGTGTTTTTCCGATGCCTATTGTTGCTAAATATTTTTGTAGGACATAAGCCTACGGCACTTGTCCTAACATTCACTATCCATAAGGAGGACTTAATGGGTGCAAAGAGAGCTTCTCGTAAACAGAGACAACCAAACAACTACGCTAATGTAGTTAATTTTTCAAACTTTAAGAAACAAAATCAAGTAACAATCCTTCCAAGAAACAAACATCAAGAATCATACATGCTAAAACTGTTGGATCCGAGTAAAGACATAGTCTTTGGAGTTGGTCCAGCGGGAACTGGTAAGACACTGTTAGCAGTGCAGGTGGCTGTAAAGTTGTTTAAAGAAGGAAAAATAGACAAGATTATAGTAACCAGACCAGCTGTGTCTGTAGACGAAGATCTTGGATTTTTACCTGGTACATTAGAACAAAAAATGGCGCCTTGGACGAGGCCTATTTTTGATGTACTACGTGAATATTTTAATGCCAGAGAAATATCTACAATGATAGATGAAAGCATTATTGAGATAGCACCTTTGGCATATATGCGTGGAAGAACATTTAAAGACAGTTTTGTGTTGGCTGATGAAATGCAAAATGCTACAGAAAATCAGATGAAAATGCTTCTCACACGTTTAGGTGAAGGTTCTAAGATGGCAGTCACAGGCGATCTGGCGCAGGCTGATAGAATAAGTGACAATGGTCTTATTCGGTTTGTTGACCGGTTACAAGCAAAAGATCACACCCGTTTGGACATAGTCCGTTTTGCACAAGGAGATATCGAAAGACACGAAGCAGTAAAGGAGGTGTTACAAATTTACGGAGATAAGTGATTATTTCTTAAAAACGTATACACCTTCGTACTTTTCTCGCCCGGCCAGTTTTTGATTACCAACACCTGGTCGGGTGTTTAGCATCATTTTTATTGTACCTACGTTCTTGAATCCTATTCTTTCAGCTGTTTGTATCCAGTCATCCACAACTTTGTATTCTTTGTTTCCGTAGGTTTTATAATCCGCAATGTTTGTAGCGAATATTCCATCTTGGTTAAGACCCTTATAAATGTTCTCAATAGTAGGCTCAACATATCCACTAAACCATTCGTCAAGGGTGCGATAACGTACCATGCATTGTGTATCTTCATCTGAATATTTCTCCAAGTTAAAATAAGGTGGTGAACTAAATGCTAGATCTATATCTGTGGGTTGATATTCTTCACTTACACTTTGTACAATAGTACCTTTTACACCAACTGCTTCTTCTATACAATCATTGAAATAGTTTAGATACTTTACAGTTTCTGTATTTGGTTCTACTCCTATATAATTGTATTTCATATTGCTTGAACCTATACCAAGCAATCTTCCTCCATAACCACAACTGTAGTCATAAACATTGCCCCACATCACAGGGCACAATTCTTCCGCTATAGCGCGAGCATTTTGAGGTTTAAAGTTTTGCACGTTTTCGCCAGTAACAAGTTCTAATGCTCTACGAACTGCTGTAGGATAAACTAGATTATTTCCTTCACGCATCTCATAACAAATACGTATTGCTCTCTTAAGTTTTTTATCGTCATAGAATCTATCACGCAAACTGTTTGAACCGCGGCCTTTAGGTTCAGCAGTCATCATATTTGGAAATAAGAAACGGCTTAATGGTTGTCCTTTATTGTTTCCAAGATTGATTCTACCATTTTTTACACCGTTGTAACTAGAATCTTTAAACTCACGAATTGCTCTTAAAATACCTTTTTCTGTATAATAGATAATAGGCACAAGATTTATACTACGATAGATATCAAAAACACTACATACAGTACCTTCGGGGTCTCGATTGAAGGCAGGTTTGTCGAATTTGTCTAATTGGTGGTAAACTGACTCATACCCAGTAAATTCTTCTCCATGGATGTTTTTAGAGCCAATTCCCCAAAAATTATGTATTTCTTTTATTATACTCATCTATCCACCGTAAACACCAAAAAGATGCATCTTTTTCTTTTTCAAAACTTATTACAGCATTATGTTTATCAAAATGCCAACCAAATTTTCCTTTACAATATTTTCTAGCCCAATCAATATGGTTGGACAAAATTCCTTCTTTATGTAAAGGAATTTTGTATTCATATTCTTTTAGATATTCATCAGTGTAGTTCATTGGCCAAAGGAAATATTTTCGCTATAACTTTTGCACAAGCATGGGCAATTTCCATGTGTTCTTTTTGTGTTCCGTTTGCACCTCGCAAATCAATATAATGTATCCAACTACGCAAACTACCATTCATATATAATGTAGTTTTTGTTAAACCTTCTGGCAGAACTTTACGAGCAAGTTCTTTAGCAATACCTTTTTTAATTGCCCAATCATACTCTTTCTTTGCAAGATTAGCAATACGCATCTGTGCCCATTCCCATTCTCTTTGTAATTTTTGATCGTCAACTTCGATTGAATTCTGTCTATTTTTTGTATCTTGCAATCTTGCTTCACTATATTCAAATAAATCGCCTTGATCCTCTGGATCTGCATAACGTTGGCTAAATTCTTGAAAAGCAAATGATCTATGTCTTACAATTTGATGTGCAATATCACGTGTAGTATTAATTTCTAAACAGGCATTAACCATCTCTAAAGGTGACCAATGTTGATGTTTAATAAGATACTTTACAAGTTTTTCACTTGTCTCTGAATTAATTTGATTAGAGGGATTGCTTACCCTTGCACAAAAAGCAACAAGATCTAATAGATTATCATTGCTTATGCCTTCACTTATAAATTCTAATGTAGGTTTACTATAACTTACTAATCGAACGGCCATTCTTTTTTTTCTCCTTTTAAATGTCTAATTCTGTCTTTTATAAAACTTATTGTGGTATGAATATGTCCTGTATCTTGCGGCTCGAGTAGAGTTTTATAATATTCAACTTCTTCCTCAAGAACACTTATGCGTACAATGTCGTTAAGTAATTTTTTATTTTTAGTTACTGTTGTCAAGGTTTTTCCTTTCTAAACATTGCCATATATATTGTGCCCATGGCCTAGTAATTATTTTTTCTTTATACTGCCCCCTTTCGATCATAGATACAAATTCACATCGTTCTAGTGTTTTAAATTTGTGTTCTCTTTCAAAGTACTGACAACTTGTTTCTCCCATGAAAGTCATACATACAGTTAGTAGTAAAGTATACATTAGTCACCTTTACCTGGTTTTTCACTAAAATGCTCCTCCAGTTTATTTGCAACTCCGTCCCATTCTTTTGCATCAGACGGAACGTCTTCTGGACGTTTTTGTGTAATATTAGGCCATTGATCTGAATATCTTTGGTTAAATAATTCCCAATATGCTTGTTTTTCATTATCAAGTGTACTATCAGCAACAATAGCATCTACTGGGCATTCAGGTTCACAAACTCCGCAATCAATACATTCTAAAGGATTGATAACCAACATGTTTTCACCTTCATAGAAACAATCAACAGGACATACATCAACACAATCCATGTGCTTGCATTTGACACAATTATCTGTAACTAAATATGTCATTGCAGTTTGCCTTCCTTTCTAAGATTGTTTCTTATTTTTGTTGCACTTATACTATGTATCTCTTTGCCTAAATCGTGTTGTGTAAATGTATAACCTACGCCTCGACCGTAGCTTATGTCTACAATATTAGGAACTTTCATTATTATATATTCATTGCCGTACACAAATCCTGCTTCTGCTAATCCCATCTCAATGTTCATGTAGACATCTTCAAAATTAAAAGGATTGTCGTCCTGTATTACTGTACGTCCAGCACCAGCATCTTCGCCTACAATGCCGTTAACATCACGGATCATAATGCATACTTGACCTGTTTCTAGCAGTGCTTTTTTAAACAGTGCAGTATGCCCATCGTGCCAGGGTTGCCAGCGTCCTAGCATCTGTGTTGTTGGCTTTTTCCAATCAAACATTTTTGTTACGCTCCATCCAAGTTTGAACAACAGGCATAAGTTGTGCATGCGTATCATTAAACCATTCAGCAACATGATAGTTTACTTTATCTAGTGGAGATTCAAACATCTTATTTGTATCTTCAAAACTGCCTTCCTTAATTGTATCCATCCACACTGTAAAGTCTGGATCGAATTCTAATCGAGCTTGTTCAGTTGGGCATACAAAATCAGCAACTGCAATTTTGCCAGCCATAACTACTCCGTCTGCTAGATAACGCATACGCAATGCTTGACGCATTCTACCTTCTTGTGTAAAATCCCAATCATTATATTTTTTTCTAATTTTATCTGCGTTAATGTGTACACCACCAATTAATTCTGCAAATGGTTTGGCTAATGTAGTTTTACCACTACCTGGCAAACCGAATATTAGTATTTTCACTACAACCTCGCTAATCTAATCAGCGTTGCCGCTAAGTTAATTTCAGGATCTACAACAAGTGTGTGATCCACTAGTCCTTGTTTGATAATCAATACCGCTTGATCTTGTTTTTCTTCATCTCCAAAGAGTTCAATATTATCATACAACCAACGATAGATTTCTTCCATCTCTTCTGGACGCACACTGCCACAGAGAAGTTTTCTTGCTTTGGTAATTTCACCTGCTTTAAACAGCTCAACCATTTCAAGTTTCCAATCAGTCTCGCCTGTGTCGCCTTCGTTAGGTTTAAGCAAACTGTTGTCTTGCACATTCATTTGTACCATGTTGATACACTTACGTAAATCTGGATATGTTGCTTTCACATAAGTGTCTAGTGTATCGATATCCGGAGTGACACCTTCTGTGATAAGAATCTCTGCAACTCTTGCTGTAAATTCAGTTTGGTCAATTTTAGCAATATGAAAGCCTTGACATCGACTATGAATTGCTGGAATAATCTTGTTAGGATAATTACAAGTTAAAATAAATCTTGCTGTAGTATGATACTCTTCCATGACTCCACGTAGTGCCGCCTGTGCGTTTGGACTCAAGTAATCAGCCTCATCTAGTAACACAACCTTAAAGTCACCGAATGGAATCATTTGTACAAAGTTTACAATTTTATCTCTTACATCATCTACTGAGTTTGTTCTTGATGCGTTTATTTCTAACACATCTAAGTCATTGATTTCAAGTTCGTTGAACAACAGTTTTGCTAGTGTTGTTTTACCTATACCTGCGTTACCTGAGAACAGCAAGTGCGGAATAGTTTTGTCTTTGATCCAAGTGTTTACTTGTGTCTTTTGTGCTTCATCTCTAAATACATATCCATCCACGTTTTTTGGACGATACTTTTCTACCCATAATTCTTTCAAAACATACCTCCTGCAAAATATCTTAGCATACTAGTTCCTAGTATAACACATAACACGGCATTGAGCAAGAGCAAAGCTCTGTCATGCCATAAATAACCTACCCAAGCCCAACCAATTGTACCTACAAAACTAAGCATTACATCAAATATTTTAGGAACTTCTTCTACGCTTCTGCACATTACTGCTAATAGTATAAATGCACTTGCGATCCATTTTACGTACCAAGAAAGATCACCTTTTGGAGTAATCTTTTTTATTACACGGCTTGAGTTAAGAGCTTTAATTTTATCATCAAGTTTTTCTTGAATAGGTTCAATTGTCATTTATTCACTCCAAAGTGTTTGTATGATTTTTGCACACATTTTGCCTGATAATAACAATCTGCCAATGCATTGTGTAGCTCTTCTTGTATTTCTTTTCTTGGATCACTGGGCATCATAGAAAACAGTGTTCGGCTATCACGTATCTGCCAATAGTTCCACGGTGTTGGTTTTTGTGCATTTTTATATAAGTCTTGTAATATTACAAAATCAAATGTTGGGCCTTGACACCATATGTAATCTAAACCCACACACCATTTATTCAATTGACGTAACATTTCTTTGACTGATACACGTTCTTGATTTTCACCAAATGCTTCATCTTGAACAGATTGGGATTGTTTACTCCACCAAGCCAGTGTGTTATTGTCAATACTACGACCATACTGTTCTGATTGTTCTTCAACATCGCCCCGTAGGTATAAAGGCGTATGCGGTTCTGAATTGGAAAACGGATCAAATTTGATTGCACCTAAAGTCATAACAACACTGTCAGGCTCTACGCCAAGTGTTTCTAAATCAATCATTCCGTGTGTCGCCAAAACAATACTCCTATAATTTAGTATACATTATAGCGTATAAACTTCAAAGAGTCAAGACTATTCTGTGATTAATTCTATGATCGTTTGCCAATTTTTAACACGCACTACATCAGGGTGTTCAAAATCTTGGTTGTAAGGGTGATCAATAAGAATTGGGCGATGTCCTGCGTTTAAACCTGCAATACAATTTTCAGGCTTGTCTTCAATCCACCAATGTCCTGGTTTAAACTCTTGTAAATATGCATCTTTATCACCACCTGTTTCTATACATTGACATCTACGAATAATTTGTCCGAACCACTTTTTAAGATTAGATCGTCTTAGTTCTCCAGCCCAATGGTCTTTACTAAGGCTAGTGATACATTCAATGTGCCAATGTTTTGATGCAAGAATATGTAATGCATTTACACTATCTCTTAATGGTTTGAGATAACCAATCCATGCGCATTCGTTAAATTGTTCTACTAGCTGATCAGCAAGTTTTTGATCCAGTGAGTATCTTATTGATTGTTTGTATTCTGTAGATATTGCTATAGTATAGCCTTTTTGTTTCATCCAAGCATCAAATGCTGATTCCCAATCAAGCAAGACACCATCTACATCCGCAAGGATTTTGCGGTCTTTTTCATAATTCAAGATAACCTCTTATTCTCTATTGCCGATAAGATGCAATAGCATTTGAAACAGATTTATAAAGTTTAGATATAAACTTAATGCAAAACGAATTCCCATTTTACTGTCTTGGTACTGTAGATACATTGTTTTAGCATTTTGTGTATCCCACGCTGTAAGACCTGTAAAAATAAGCACACCTAATATACTAATTACAAACTGCATACCTGTGCTTTGTAAGAATAGGTTAACAATACTGGCAATAATAATACCAATAAGTCCTACAACAAGAAAACTACCAAAACTTGTGAGATCTTTCTTGGTCGTATATCCGTACAAACTAGCACCGGCAAATGTTGCGGCTGTTACAAAGAATACTTGTACGATACTGTAGGCTGTGTAAACAGCAAAGATTGTGCTTAGACTTATACCCATCACTGCTGTAAAGATATAATAAAACTTTGTTAGTGTGTCCTTACTCCAGTTTTGACCTGCAAAACTGTAGTAAATAATCATGCCTAATGGAGCTAAAATAAACAACCACATGAGATTGCCCATGGCATATAATGCACCAGTTGAGTAAGTTAACCATGCTACAACTCCACTTAATCCTAAACCTGTTGCTGTATGGTTATACATGTTTATCATAAAGTTTCTTAGCCCTTCGTCGTAGGCTACTCTAGCTTCTGTAATTGTACTCATTTACAAATCTCCTTCTTTTCTATTTTCGCTGTAATGCACATCAAACTCACCACCTGGATATCTTGATTTCAATTTATTTACGTTTTCGTCTAATACGTCATTAGGATCAAGACCCAAAGCACGACAACTGTTAATCCAATACCAAGCGATGTCACCAAGTTCTCGTTTAGCATGAAATACTGTATCTGCATCCAATGGTTTACCTTGGAATACACATTTTTTAACAATTTCAGCAAATTCGCCTCCTTCTGATGCGATGCCAATTGCACCTGTCAGTAGTAGTGCCATATTTACACCACTATCTTTTTCTAATTTTTCTAACTGTGAAGTTAGTCCGCCTGTTTCATTACTTTGTAATGAGGTAACTTTTTCTACAAAGTCTTTATATTTGTTAAGATCTACTTGTGTCAATTTTTATGCCTCTTCACTAATATATACATCGTCTGGTTTTTCTTCAGAATATGCTAACACACTTTCTGCTTCTACCATCCTTAGTGTAAGTTCTTCATTTCCATTATCAATATCTACACCACGTGTCCAACGACCGTGTTCAACTAGAATCCAGTCACCTACATTGTAAATATCTTTATTGGTAGGACCTTTGGCATAAACTTTGCCCCATCTAGGATAGATTCCTCTTGATGTGCCGTCGTCGTCTACAAGTATTAATCCACTTGCTGTTTTTTGTTCACCAAAATGCATGTCTCTTACAAGCACTCTATTTTTAATTGGCCTTAGATCTGCCTTGATACGATTTAAATTAATTGACATTTAATCACCTTTTTGCACAAAGTTACCATCATCATCTTCTACCCAATCACCTTCTTCTTCTTCAACAGTCAAAGGATCTTGTGCAGGAGCAGTTTCTTCTACTTTTACTTTTCTACTTACTGCTTGTTCTTCCGGAACGCCAGGATTAGATGCATAATAGTCTTTCAAAACTTGTTCTCTAGTGCGGATAATTTTACCACCCGGACCAAGTTCGTCACCTCTAGCATTAACTTTAGCATTACCTACAGCAGGAGTAAGTTCATTTTTTTGGCGAAGTAAATCCATATCAATTTGTTTACCCTGCATGCTTTTATAGACTTTACGTCCTGTTTGTTTCATTGGCATTGTTATACCTCCTTAGTTATATTAGTACTTATCTTAAGAACTCTCTCCAATCCAGGTCATACTGGATTGAATCAATACGATGTACACCTATCAAATACAGCACATAACTTGCTACACTTGATCCTCTACCTACACCCCATACAATGTTGTTCTCACGCATAAAATCCACAAGATAGATCATATACTTCAACAAATCTAGCATATCACGTTTTTTAAATTCTTGTAGCTCTTCATCTACACGTTTGTATTCTTGCGGGGTATTAGTACGCTTTATTATATATTCTATAACATTCATGTTCTTATATTCATCAGGCATAAACCATTCACTTTGACAAACACCATCAAAAGTCTTTTTATCAACATCTAAAGGAATATATTTCTGCAATAGAGACATACCTTGTTCTTGCATTGCTGTATTAAACTTGTCTACATCGTCGTTTGAATCGCATAATACCACATGCACCTTATCCGCATGACCTGAATAGATCATGTCAATAAGATCGCGATTTGTAAATCTTGGTATTCCGAGAGAATCTGTTTTCATAAGCATTTATATATATTAACTGATGTTAATAAGATTGTCAAGATCATTTTCGTCAGAATCTTGATTTATTTGAGATTTTTGTATTCTTATTCGCTGTTCTTCTTTAAGCTGATCTAAAATCATCGTAATTTGAGTTTGAACTTGCGGATTTTTAGTCTTCCAGTATTTGTGGGAAAGATCTGATATCTTTTCGTTTATTTCTGTATCAGTAAGATCTGTAAAATCATCAACTAATGGATGCATTAACTAAAATTGCCTATGTAATTAGCATAAACAACTAAACCTGCATCTGTAGTCCAAAATTCAAGAATATGTGGATTAGTTGAACTTGTAGCAGTAACAGTAACACTTGTAGAATTTGTAGAAGTCCATCCTTTTGCACCACTGTAATCATAACCAGGTTGACCTATAATTTTACCATCGTTTTTCATACCAGTTGCAGCAATTACTACAGTTCTAGAAGAACCGTCGCTTGTTAGTGCTAAACGCATTTTTCCTAGTTTACCAGAAGTTGGCCAATTAGTTAGTGTAAGTGTAATATCCGCGCCTGCCTGTATAGTTTGATAATGTCCGTTGGACCAGTTAATATTTTGACCACTGGAAACATTACCAATTGCATAAATTTCCTCAACATTAGCTCTAAAATTAGCATCCTGTATGTAAAAACCATTCCAGTCTCCGCCAACTACGCTACCGCCTTCTTCAATAGCACTTGCACTTACTCCTGCTGTTTTATTTTGTAAAGCAGTTATTTCGGTGTTTGCTGTTGATAAGCCGTTTTTTATTGCTGAAAAATTATCTCTAAACCCTTGTGAATCGTTATCTTGACCCGCTATAGGATAAAGTGCGTCTATATTTGCAGAATTTATATTACTTGCCATTTTTATGTCTCCGTATTATTTATCGTTATTAAACATTGATTTTGAAATTTGCGAATGCTATATATTGTTCGTTTGAATTTCCAGTTGTACTATCTATCACCACTCTATCTATATCAAAATCAAATTGGTTAAATTTTATACCTCGTGCATTGATTGCATTTTTAATGATATTGCTTGTTCCAGGCTTACAGTAACATAAAGGCAATGCTTTGGTATATCCTTGGACAGCAATAGTGTTTGGTTGTGTAGTCTTCATCCATAAAGGTAAAAAATTAGCTTCAGTTTCTCCTAATAATCTTATAGCATCTCTTACATGTTGAATACTGCTTATGTATCTAACTCTATCATTACCACCGTCAATACTAATAGCATTGCTATCTACTTTCAATGTATTTTCTGGTACAGGTCTGAATCTAAATGCTTCAAATGTTCCGTCACTGATATCAACAAGAACATCTACACTATCCTTTATTCCAACGGCAAAATTATCTCTTGCACTAAAAGAAACAGATGATGTTCTAGTAGTTATTTCAACGTTAGGCAACATGCGGTAAACTACGTCTCCATATCGTCTAGTACCTATTTTAAGTGTACTAGGAGATATATCATAATTGATATTTGGAGATTCATATATTACACTGTTGACATTGTTTTTGCTTTCATTATTAATTGTAAATTGCTTTCGCACATTACCGTTTGCACTTTCTGCAGGATCTATTACTTCTACATAGACTATTTCATATACAATATCTTGTGATCCAGGATTTTTAGCAATAGCTGTTTTAACTTCACCTAGATTATATTTTTTTCTTTTGATATTTTTCGCCAATGCACTTACATAGTATTCTGCTGTTTTAGTTTCAATACCACCGTATAAAAGCATCTGCATATTTTTTTGCAAACCAAAATTTTTATCGTTTGGTCTATAAATAAAATCACTATCAAATATACTAGTGTCACTTATTATGTCTTCATAGGCAATTCTTTGTGTATTTTTAAGTAAAGGGCGCATATATAAATTACTGTACAACTTATCATCAGGGTCAGTTACACTCAAATAAAATTTTCTAGTAATAGCACTATAACCATATTGATCTTTTGCTTTTACTGTGAATTCAAAATCTCTATCTAGTGTAGTTGTATTATTATCTAATTTAAAATTTTGGCTATCAAAAACTGTAATACCAGGATTTGTTGCTGTACCAAAGCTATTAACTTTTCCAATTATTTCTCCATCATAAGATAAAATTAATCCAGGAGGTAAACTACCACTTTCTAGTGTATAAAGTAATCTTGCATTTGGCACTGTTGTGGTTGCCTTGACAGAAAGTGTACTAATATAGTTAGCACTGATAGTTCCTAATGCACTGTTTGTGTTCCAAGTAATAGTACTATCAACTTCTCCTAGTAGTTTTAACGAAAATGTTTTTGTTTTACGAGATTCTTCTGGATTGCTTGTTTCAATAGTACCTAAATTTATACTATCAGATTGTTCTATTTTATTAACCAAGCCTTTGTTGACAGTGATAGTATCATAGTCTAAATTAGACTCAGTGTCTATTGCAGTAACACTATAGGTATTTTGATCTATTGTAAACTGCTGGCCAACTGCATAACTTGCATAGGTGTTTAATTTGTTAATTCTAATTGTTGTAGATCCTACATCAGCATCGTTAAATGCAAATGTTGAAAGCACTACAGTATCACTGTCTGCAACAAATCTAATTGCTTCTATAGTAAATTTATATTCTTTAGTTATAGCAGGTTGATAAGGAACTTTACCTGCTAATTCTCCTGTTGTACTATCTAAAGATAAACCAGGTGGCAATATACTTTCTGAATTGTCATCATTTATGGATTTTAATTCATAATATATAATACCATCAATTGTATTAGGATCTAATACATCAAGATATACAGTTACATAATTGTTTGCTCTCTTAAATCCTAAGTTTGCAGGAGTCAACCAAATCGGAACTCTTACGTTAGTGATATCCGCTGTGAACACACCATTTGCTACCTGCATTAACGTATTATCTGCTTTTAAGAAATCATCACCTACAACATAAATCATAAATGTTCTTTCAGCTTCATTGTCTCCATCGCTTACAGAAACAGTAAATTCATAATTACGGTTTAGTTTCCTAGGAGACTTAGTGGGAACATTAATGTCATAAATGCCAGTATCGTAATAAAAACTATCATAACCATTTGATGATCTTGCTGCAAAATCATAAGGAAAGTTTCCGTAATTTGCTTCATCATATCTTCCCTCTTTTGCTGCTTTTTCAAGAGCAAGTATAGGTTCTACTATTCCTACAAGTCTACCATCAGTAGTTAATTGTATACCAGGAGGTAGCTCACCGTTCCCTTCTTTAATATAATATTCTAAATTATCTCCTGCAATCACATCAGGATCATATGCATCTAATTGAAAATCTAAAGGCGCACTATCTATTATAAAAAAAGTATTGTTAGGCCCAACAGGTAATGTGCCTTCAGCTGTTCGCCATGTAGGATCGTCAGGACCAGTAACTATAATTTTAAAAGTTCTATCATATATTTGATTATTGACAGTTGCTCTGACAACAAATGTAGAAACTGTGTCTATTCTAACTTCATAAGGAGTGCCAACTATTTCGTGTGCATTAAGGCGCATACCTTGTGGTAAACTACCACTAATTAGTTGAATTGTTACGCCAGTAGAACTCAAAGGAAGGTGCACACCGTTAATAGGCAGTGCAATACTAATAGTTTGTTGTTCTTCTATTGATGCTAAAACACTACCAGATCTGCTAGTCCATACTTCTGACATATTTTACTCCTTTAGTATATTTATCGGAGTTATGCTAATGATCCAAAATCACTTGTGATATCAATAGGCGATGTAAAAGTCCCATAATCAACATCTGTGGTTAAATTTATCCAATCAACTAAATTTGAAGCTTGTTTTACTAAACCGTTAAAATCAAATCCATCCAAAAATCCGTTGATATTACGTATATCAATACCGTGTACTAATCCTGTCAGATTACCTGTGAAAGTATCAGAATTTACATTCAGCGCATTTGTTATAGAGTTTTGATTGACATCTAAATTTCCACCTAGTGTAGGATTTAAGTCTGATTGTACTAAATTACTTGAATCAACATCAATAAAAATTTGTGTTCCACTTACTCTTGTGTTAACATTTGTTCCGCCGTATAAATTTAAACTGTTTGCAGTTTTTGTCAGCACTATGCTTCCGCTGTCGCTTACCATTGTCAATTGACTAATAGCATTAGAGGTAAGAGTGATTTCTGTGGCAGAATTTGTGATGTTAATTCCTGAGCCAACTAGACTTTTAAATTGTAAATTATTTGCTACTCTATCATAAAATATACCAGTCCCGCTACCAATATTTTCTGCATCTGTATCTGATGCAGAGCTTAATCTGGTATCTAAATCAGAAAAGTTATTGTTTACCTTTATAAATGCATCACGGAGATCATCACCTGTACCGTCGTTTGCAATATTACCTATGTTAATACTTTGTATCGCCATTTATTTCTCCGTTAAACTAATCCGCTCAGTGATGCACGTTTCCATCCTGCTCCACTTGTTTTTACGTAAATGTAGTTGTCATCAAATCTTATTTCTCCTACTGCACCTGGTTGCCCAGAAACTGTTGGTGCTGTTCCTGCTGTAGCTACTATTGTGCCGTAGAGTGTTTGGGATTCTGCATCCAACATTTGACTACTATCATCTGCAAAAACACTTCCGATAAAATTACTTGTTACTGATCCTTCAACTTCAATACCATTTGTAGTTGTTTCTAACTTTTTAACATTGTCGTGGTAAAGTTCAACTGCTCCATTGTAAATGCCTTTGACATAGGTTTCAGTATCACTGTCACTACCAAGAATAACATTGTTGTTACTTTGAAGATAAAGGCTTCCTGTGCCTGTTTCTCTTACTATTGAATGATTTCCGTTATGAAATATTTTTAGGTCATCGTCTGCACCAAATCCTATGTAGTTAGAACTTATACTGCCGTCAGGTATTTGAATAGGCATAGTAAGTGCTGATGAGTTTATTGTTCCACTTACACCATCTACAAGAAGTGTAGAGTCGTCACCAAATACACTTCCTGTTACATCTCCAATCATGGGACCGTATAATGTTCCAGTAAGTCCGTCCATCATTAGTTTTGAATCGTCAGCAAAAATACTTCCTTTTACATCACCTATTACTGATCCTGAAAGTGTATCACCTTGCTCGACAACATTGGTTGTACTTGTAAGTTCAGAGTAATCAACTTTTGCATTTACCCAAACACCACCTACAAATTTAAGTACATCATTTGTTTTATCGCCTGTGAAAATAACATTGTTTAAATTATCAATATCTTCTAAACCAAATTGAGTGCTAAAATTAGCATTAATGTTTCCGGGTTCGTATCTTCCGAGTGTACTATCATAAACTAAAACTTGTCCATTTGTTGGCGCTGTTGATCCAACATTTGCTAAATCTTCTATACTGCCAGGTATGGTAGGCTTTCCAGTTAATGATGCATATACTCCATCAAAAAGAGTAGGTGTGTTAGACAAGTCTGTATAACTGCCTGTAAATGCAATAGTATTCAGATTGTTGCCATTTACTGTAAAATTGCTAGTTTCTACAGCAAGGTTTTGTACAGTCAATGTGCCGCTTGCTGTAACATTTACAACATTCACTATATTATTACCACTAAGATTTAAACTATCACCTGATGGCAATTCTTTAATTTTATTGTTATCTGTTGTGTCAACTACGAGTGGATATCTTACTGCCATTTTGTTTTCCTATATGTATATTTAGTGTAGATCTGCCCAGCCAGCAACACTGTCGTTATTTGCGTCTGCCGCATATCCTTGAAACTTTCCTGTTGTTGTATTGTACACCATTAATCCTTCTTCAGGTGTAAGTGCATCTACTTGTGCCTGTGTCAGCATAGGTGCTTTAAAACTTGAAGGTTCTGTAGGTCCTACTATTTTTGCATTTATACCATCTACTAAAAGAGTTGAATCATCTGCAAAAATAGTTCCTGTTACATCGGCATCTACTTTGATACTTGCACCATTAACTACTAGATTTCCATCAGCATCTGCTTGAAGTCTTGCATTACCAAGATAGATAAAATCTTTTACATATAGATCTGTCCACTGTTTACTTGCACTACCAAGCGCATATGTACCGTCAGTATCTGGAATCATATTAGATCCTATGTTATCAAGATCTAATGTGGTTGCAGCATATAATTCATCAAAGTTATCATTAATTTTAATAAATGCTGTACGTAAAGGATCACCATCACCTTTGTTTACACTTGTACCAACATTGATAGTTTTCTTAGCCATTATACTCTCCCTACCACAACTTCAACTGTGCCTTTGCCGTCATCATCTTTAGCGCCAACTGCTTTACCTATGACTTGTCCAACTCCTGGCGAATTATTAACTATTGCATATCCTGGTATGGCACTTGTGACTAGCATGTCTCCTTTAGATACTTGTCCTAGAACCTTACATGGTACACGCCCTTGTAGTGCTATTGCACTCACATGCTTACCTTCTAAATTTGAATTCATCAAATGTGCAGGATTAGTTGAAACTACACCAGCAACTCTTGTGTTACCTTTGGTGTTTGTTACAGTAACTTCTTCATCGCCACCAAACACTAGAACAGTACCTTCTTCATATTCAGCATCTGCTAGATAGTTCTCAGCCAAGTCAGCGTATTGTGCTGATGTTGCGGTCCCTTCAAATGTTGTTGCATATACAGTATTCCATTTTCTCGCACTAGCACCAAGGTTTCTATTGTTTGCTGTGCTGTCTGGCTCTATATTAGAATCAATCCTCGATGTAAATGTAACTGTATCTGCCGCCGCATTATCTCCTAAATTAACAGAACCATTCAAATTAGATGTTCCGCTTACATTAAGATTAGTTGCTACAGAAAGCGTATCGTTAACATTAACAACACCTGTGCCGTTTGCAGACAATGTTAAGTTTGTATCTGTACTGCTTGATTCTATACTGTTTACATCTAAACTGTCGCTTATTGTAACAATACCTGTACCGTTACCGCTTAATGTTAAATCTGTATCTGTGGTTAAACTTGTAATACTATCGACTTGTAAACCGCTAGTGTTAATTCTTGCACTAGCAGATCCATTTGTAAATGCAACAATAGTATTTGCACCACCTTCAGCAAATCCTACATTTGCACCGAAAACAATACCAGTAGAATTAGATCCGCCATTTGCTCCTTCATCTAAGGCTTCTATACCTTTAGTGTACACCCAGTTGCTGGCTAAAAATCCTTTGCCTGCCCTGCCGCCCGAAGCCGGAGTGCCTGTATTTGTTTGTGCTGTACTCTCTGATGTTACTAACACAGGAGATGCTGCACTAGGATCAACATAAGATTTACCAACATTGATTAAACCATGTACGTCGACATTTAATGTATTAGAATCTGTACCAACAGCACTTAAAATAGTTGCCTGCCCTGGTGTTTTTATTGATAGCGTTGTGCCACTTGCACTTAATATTTCGTAAGTTGCATCACCACCAATTATAAATGCTTCTGCTTGTATTGCACCTGCCTGTACACCTGCACTTGCACTTTTTCTAAGAACAACAGTATCTCCTGTTGAACCTGTTGAAAGATCTTTTACAGTGTAAGTTCCAGCGGCAGTTCTAACAAGTACATCAGTACCTGAAACATATGCAGGGAATTCTCCGTCTCTAAGTGCTCCGCCTTCATCAAGTATTGTGTTAAAACCTATAGCACTTACAGCACCATTTCCTGCAGCACTTCTTCCAAGAACTGTATCAGTAGCAATATGTTGAAGTTTGCTAGGTGCAACACCTGTTGAAGTGCTTGAACTTGTTTGTAATTCAACAAATCCATTGGTTTCTGTAAACTCTGTATCTTTAAATGTAGCAACACCTAGATCACTTTGTGCAATCCCTGTAGAATTTGCTCGTGTACCTGCTGTATTCATTGCAAGTTTGCTTTGTGCAATAGCAGCAGTATTGCTTACATCTGCATTTTCTATACTCAAAGCTTCTATTTGTAAATCTATTTCTGTACCACTAGCAGTTCTATTTACAGCAATGTTTATATCACTTGCTGTAGATTCACTTGCGTGACTAAATTCGTCAAACGGTCCACCTACTCCTGCTTGTAACGGAGTAAAGATTATATCGGAAAGGGCAGTGCCGTTTGTTATTGCTGATCCGCCTCCTCTATCAGTATCGTCAAAATTTCCTGAAAGTGGTGTGTAAACAATTTTTCTTATTGTTCCAAACTGTTCATCACTAATAGTTTCAATTGTTATGATAGTACCTGTTGCTCCTGAGCCGCCACCGGTAAGTGTTTCACCAACTGAGAAAATTCCACCTGACTCTGGATTAGTTAGAATAATCTTTGCACCTGTTGCAACAACAATTTCATTTGCTCCAGGTGAATTAACTACAGTATCTCTCATTTGAGCAAAATTTGCAAAGCTATTAGCATTATCATCTACATAATTTTTATTAACAGCGTCGGTGCCTGAAGCTGGCAATGCAAGGTTTTGGATAGTGTTGCTACCCATGTTTATATTGCCTTCCATTGGACTATCGCCGTTTAATGGAAGGAAGCCTGGTCCTATTCTATTGCTAGAGCCTAAAATTTGTGCTAGTGTTTTTACATTATATCCAAGCACACGATTAATAAAACTACCTGTTGCTTTTTCAGTTGGTACTGCTTGACCTGATTCATCTGCAAATGAATCATCTGCTGAAAATTCATTTATCGTAACACCCTTTTTAAATCCAAGAGCATTAGCATTTGATAATCCAATTTCTCCAGCAAACGTAATATCACCTGTTGCTTGATCCACACTAAAGAATTTACCTACGCGGAAGAATCCATCTTGATCAGTTGATACAAAGAATACTCTACCTTTACGTCTTTCCCATACTTGAGAACTTGTCGCTGTATCACTGTCAGTATAAAAATCTGCAAGTGAATTGACCGGATCACCTAGGATAACATTTGGGTAGTTTGAATCATTAAATGAACCTGTACCAATTTGTGTAAAATCGTGTCCTGTTGCTCGTAGCAAAGATATAGCAATAGTAATTTCTGCTGTACTACTTGCATGAGCACCTGCTGTCAAAGTTCTTGTCTGTGCCGGAATCGCACTGTTAATACCACTACCGCTATAGCTACTATTGATATTTGTACCTGCTACATCTGCAAAAGAAACAAATGCCCAAGCATTATTTGAAATGCTTGTAGGCACACTATTTGAACCTAAAGCACCACTTGTGCTACCACTTAAAGTGTTAGTAGTATCAAAAGTACCTGTAATATCATATAATTCTATTGTTGTACCTGTAGTAGTTTTAGATACTTTTCCTATCGCACCTGATACTGCTTGTGTAATCGTTTCGTCTTTCACAACACTAATACTACCTGTGGTGTTCACTATGCTAACTGTATAATAATCTGTCACTGCATGTGTTTTACCATCCCAAAGGAAACGCATACCACTAACATATCCTCCATCTCCTGGTTCTAAAGCATTTCCATTAGTCCTTGTGTCTTTAGTCTC